AACAAAGCGCAAAAGTGGTGACGAATATGGGATTTACAGAAGAAGGCAGGATCAAAGAAGGGCGCCCAGCGGGCGACATTGTGTTTTACACGCTGCGCCGCGACGACTGCCGGTTTTTAAATGAACGCTACAGCAAAAGGATCGCAAATCATGGGTAAATCGTCACCATCAGCGCCGCCAGCGCCGGATTACGCGGGCGCAGCTCAAGCGCAGGGCGCCGCAAACGTCGAAACCGCCCGCGTACAGGGTCGGATGAACAACCCGAATATCGTTGGCCCGTTGGGTGGGCAGACGGTCACTTTTGGTGAAAATGATCAACCGACGGTCACGCAGAATCTAACGCCGACCGCACAATCTACGCTGGAATCGCAGCAACGCGTACAGCAGGCATTGGCCAATCTTGGCGAGCAGGGTCTAGGCACTGCTCGTGAGGTTCTTGCAACAAAGTTTGATCCTAATTTGCCAGATATTCAAACCCGCGTTAATACTAGCAATATTGCCAAAATGCCGGTAAATGCGGGCACAACTGGACAAGAAGCAATCATGTCACGGCTGGCGCCGCAGCTTGAAAAGTCAGACGCAGCAACGCGGCAGCGGTTAATTAACGAGGGTCTGGTACCGGGTGGCGAAGCATACGAAAACGCCATGATTTCGCAGAATCAGCAAAAGAATGATTTGCTCGCGCAGGCCGCGCTGCAAGGTATTAATTTAGACACTGCTGCAAATGCTCAAGGATACAACCAAGAATTGCAATCAGGTCAATTTACAAACACAGCAATACAACAACTTCTAGCAAAAGCGTCTGGATTGCGCGCTCAGCCATTAAATGAAATTTCTGGCTTGATGAGTGGTTCACAAATCCAAATGCCGCAGTTTCAAGGCTATCAAGGGTCAAACATTGCACCGGCACCGATCTTTGCAGGGGCGCAGGCGGCAGGGCAGGGCGCAATAGATCGGTATGGAATTGCATCCTCAAACGTCAACGCGCAGAATGCCGGGCTTTATAACTTGGCAGGCACCGCAGGCATGGCGGTTGCGCTCTAATGCTTGGAATTGCCTTTTCTGGTGGTAAAGATTCTCTGGCTTGCTGGTATTTATCCAAGCATCTGAATCCTGTTGTTTTGTGGGTAAATACTGGCACAGGCTATCCAGAAACTTTAAAAATTGTAAATGAGATAAAAAGCCAAGCATTTCAGTTTGTAGAAATTAATTCCGATAAGCAAAAGCAAAATGATGAATGGGGTTTGCCATCGGATATTGTGCCAATTCATTTCACAAATACTGGAATGCAAATTAGTGGCATCAAGCCAATAAAGGTGCAGAGTTATTTAGGATGTTGTTACGAAAACATAGCAAATCCGTTGATGCAAAAATGCAAAGAAATGGGCATTACTGAATTGATCAGAGGACAACGATTAGACGAGAGTTATAAATCGCTTGCAGTTAATGGCTCAATGGTTGATGGCATTAAGTTTTTGCAGCCCATTGAAACATGGACAAAACAGCAAGTTTTAGATTATTTGCTAGACCAGCGCGGCAGTTTGCCAGAACATTATTCAATAGATCATTCAAGCCTTGATTGTTATGATTGCACTGCGTTTTTAGAGCATTCAGCAGATCGGATTGCGTGGACAAAACAGCGTCATCCTGACCTTTACGAGATATATTCTAAAAAAATGGACGCACTGAAAATGACCTTAAAACCCAGTCTAAATGCAATGGGGATGATATGAACACCACTTATAACTTCAATCCCGACGACAAGCGTATGCAGCTCGCCGCGCTACTGCAAGATCCGACACAACCGTATCAGCGAGCCAAGAACACGATGGGCGCCCCCAGCTCAAGCATGGGCGGGCTTAATGACATGATGATGAAGATGATGATGCAGAAAGCCGGAACGCAACCCGGCGCCCCCGTTGTCGATCGATCTGCACCATACGATCCGAATTCCCAAAACTTTACGCCGTCTTACTAGAGGCTCAAAATGGCCGCTTTCGACTTACAGAATCAAAATCTAACGCACGCTTTCAACCTGCCCAGCCCATATCAGGCTGATTTGTCAAAACTTGCCCAGCAGCAAAAGATGGCCGAGCTGTTGCAAGCGCAATCTTTACAGCCCACAGAGCGGTATAGCTATAAGGGCATAGAGGCACGCACGCCAGCGACCGCAGGGCTTGCGAAAGTCTTGCAGGCTATGGGTGGGGCTTATTTGCAGAAACAGGGGCTTGAGGAACGGAAGGCGCTGGGGGAAAGGTATCGTGCAGATCAATCTGCTGATTTTACCAATCTTGCAAAAATGCTATCTGCGCCTGTTGTTGCTGGTTCTGCTGCTATTCCAGAAAGATTTGCTGAACCGCCAATGATACCGACCGATGACGAAGGCAATCCTATGCCAGGCGTATCGGCCGCGCCTGCAATTCCTGCTGTTGCATCGCGCATAAAAGGTCAAATTGATCCTGAAATGATTGGGCAATTTAAAACGCCAGAAACGCAACAAATGGCAATGGCGCAACTGTTGGCACAGATTGGTCCTAAAACTCCAATTAAAGCATCTGCTGGCGATGTATTTTTTGATGCACAAGGTCGGGAAATTTTCCGCGCACCAGAAAAACAAGAATATGGCACGACGCCGCATTATGAAATGGTTGATGGCAAGCCTCATGCTGTTGTTTATGACAAAAATGGCAATAAAAAAGATTTGGGGCCAGCTTCACCACAAAATCAATTTACTACTGGAACCGTTGACGCACAGGCAAGACTTGCACAAGAGCGTGCAATATCAGATCGAAACTTCAACCAATTGTCTGCTAATCAACAAGCGCAATTGAAAAATGATGCGGCAAGACTGGGCATCAGCGCAGAGCAATTGTTTTTTGATACAGGCGTTCGCGCTGGTGGCGCTGCAATGCCGCCTGCTACTGGCCCAAGTTATTTGCCTGTTCCTGCTGCCGCAGGGGTTGCGCCTGTTGTGCCGAGTATGCCGCCAACAGCTCGGCCTGTTGGTCAACCTGTGCCGGCGCCTGGTACCGCGCCTGTGCAAGCTGCGCCGCGTATCGGCATGGCGCCAACCCGTCCTGCTCAACCAGTAACGCCGGCGTTTGCGCCTAATGCGGTTGGTCCTACTGGTCAGGCTGTACAAGCAAATCAAGATAATGTTGTTCAAACCGCTGCTGGTCCTGTTCGAATAAGTGGAAAAGAACTTCAAAAATTAGCGGTTGCGTCACTTGAAGCGCAACAAAAGAAAGAACAAACAATGTCTGGTCTTGGTGATGCTCTTACTGAGGCAAGAAATATATTGATTGGCACAGATCCATTGACCGGAACGCCTGGACAAAAACCATTGCCTACCGCCAGTGGGGCCGGCAGTCTTGTCGATTATTTGGGAAATATTTTTGGCCAAGCACCTAGAGGACAAAATGAAGCAAAACGACTTGAAGTCGTTGCTGGAATATTGACATCAAAAGTGCCTAGAATGGAAGGGCCGCAATCTGATAAAGATGTTGACCTTTATAAAAAGATGGCTGGCGATGTTGGAAATTCTGGTTTGCCAATTAGCACTAGACTTGCTGCTTTAGATACTATGCAAAAATTGTTTTCTAAATATGAGCGTTTTAATACAAACGCGCCTGCGGCAAATCAGCAAACGCAATCACCGCAATCAAATCAGCGTAGATACACGGTGGATTATTAAATGGCTTACGAGATCGAAACAAAAGACGGCATTGTTATTAGGAATATTCCCGATAACATCAAGCCCGATGATCCTAGCGTAAAAGCAAAAGTCACCAATGCTAGACAGGCTCGCATGGCAGAACAGGGCGCCACTGGTGAGCAACTTTCTGCGCCTGGCATTAATCCAACTGAGGGCATGAGCACCGGACAACGTTTTCTAGCAGGAACAGGCAAAGCATTTTCTGACATTGGCCGCGGCGTTGGGCAGCTCGTTGGCGCTGTTCCGCAATCTACCATTGATGAATCGGCAAGGCTGGATAAGCCGTTAATGAATACCGGCGCAGGAATGGCCGGTAATGTTGTCGGCAACATGGCTGCACTGGCGCCCACTATGATAATCCCAGGTGCTAACACAATGGCTGGCGCCACAATCGGCGGTGGCTTGCTGGGCGCCGCGCAGCCAGTCGAAACGGGGCAATCAAGAGCGCAAAATATTGGAACTGGCGCATTAGGGGGCGCTTTAGGTCAAGGCGTTGCTAATGTGATCGGCCGCGTAATCCGTCCTGTGCAGTCGCAACTCACGCCCGAAATATCCGCATTGGCATCTAAAGCTGAAAATGTTTACGGCATTCCTTTGACCGCAGCAGATAAAACAGGATCAAGGCCGTTAAAAATTATTGAATCCGTTTTAGATCAATTGCCTTTGACCGCCGACCGTCAGGCATTGGCAAAAGAATTGCAGCGATCTGCATTTAATAAAGCCGCGCTTGAAACAATTGGCGAATCTAGCACTAAGGCAACGCCCGAAGTGCTAAATGCCGCACGCACAAGGATTGGCAAATCGTTTAATGATCTATCGGGCAGGAATACTGTAACGCTTGCCGATGATTTTTTTAATTCATTGATAAGCATTGAAAGTGGCATTAATCCGTTTACCAAGCCAGCAGTGCGTGAAGCGATAGACAAAGGGCTTGAACTTGCAACGCAAAAAACAATCAGCGGCAAGGATTACCAAAAGATCAGATCAACGCTCGGCAAACAAGGAAATGATGCGTTTGCCTCTGGCAACAGCGAACTAGGTCAAGCCTTAAAATCCCTTAAAGCTGGCCTAGATGATGCAGCAACCGGATCTGTGTCCGCAGCAGATAAAGATGCGTGGAATCTTGCCCGTAAACAATGGCAGTCTTTAAAGGTTGTTGAAAAAGCTGCGGCGCCGACTTCTGCTGATGCGGTGGCTGGTAATGTATCACCGGCAAAGCTGGCGCAAGCGTTAATGTCTGTTGACAAAAAAGGATTTACTTACGGCACCAGCAATCAAAAACTTGGTGATATAGCTAGAATTGGGCAGGCTTTCGTTAAAGAACAAATCCCAAATTCTGGAACCGCACAACGCAGTTTTTATCAGAAATTGATGAACAATCCTATTACCGCAGTATTGGAGGGCGGCGTTGGTGGTTTGTCTGTGCCGATGCAGAGAATTATGCAAAGCAAAGCAGGCCAAGCGTATTTGGGGCAAGGTCCAATATCAGCAAGAACACTTGCACTTGCAAGAAAGCTGCGCGAAGGCGCCGGTATTGTTGGCGGCGCCGCGTTACCGGGTTATGTGGAACAATAAGATGCGTAATTTCCGCGCAGACTGTCACGAAATAAAGGAGAGCTAAAATTAGCTACAACGGCAGCGGGACCTTTAACATCAACACGTCGGGCCAGCCTGTAGTCACCGGCACCGTCATTTCTTCAACAGCATTTAACGCCCTCACAGCGGATCTAGGCACCGGCCTATCTACGGCAATCACGAAAGACGGCCAAACGACTGCGACGGCCAGGATACCGTTTGCAGCAGGCATCAACAGCAGCCTGGTTACAGACGCCACGAGCACGACGACTGGCTCGATCATCACGGCGGGCGGCGTGGGGATTGCAAAAGCATTGTATGTTGGAACAACTTTAAACGTAGCAGGTGCATCCACATTAGCTGCTATCACCGGCACATTCAACGGCACCGTAGGCGCGACCACGCCAAGCACAGGTGATTTTACTTCTGTAACCGGCACAGTCTCATCTGGTGCTGTTTCTACTTACACCGCAAGCGGCGCAAATCAAAGCATTTATTCTAGGTATATCGGCGGGTCGCCCAGTGTGGCAAACGTATACGTCGGAACAGATAGCGCAGCAGGGGGCATATCCGGTATCGGTGGCGGTGGGATACTTTGGAACGTCGGTAATGCAGGTTTAGCGTTTGGTGCAAATAACGCACTGGCAATGTCGTTAAGTACTACGGGCGCATTGGCTCTTAAAGGCGCAAGCACTTCAGCCACAGGGGTGGGCATCACCTTCCCCGCCACACAAAGCGCATCGACAGACGCAAATACGCTGGATGATTATGAGGAGGGAACGTGGACGCCTACAATAACTCCGCAAAGTGGGTCTATTACAACACTTGGTGCTGTTAGCGGAAAATACACAAAAATAGGAAATACTGTTTTTCTTTGGATAAAAGTTGCAATTACAGTAGTTGGAACTGCTTCGGGGGATTGCAATATATCAGGAATTCCTTTTTCTGCTTCACAATCGGGAAATGGTAGCGGTGTAAACAGCAGCAATATAACAATTGCTGTGAGACAAAATTCTGGCACATCAGCACTTTTTTGTAGTGCAACAACCGGCGGTAGCGCAATGGCATCTGCTACAAGTTACGAAATACAAATAAACTTTTTTGTTTAATTAACTACACCGGATTGGTGTAGTCAGACAAGGAGAAACAAATGGCAATCACCAAAGAAACAGTAATCGACCAGATCACCGTCACCGAAAACGGCATCATTCTTTACCGTGAAGCAACTCGCATTATGGAAGATGGCACCGAACTGACCAAGACCTACCATCGCAACAGCCTGACGCCAGCGCAAGACCTGACGGGTGTGCCGGAGAAGGTGGTGGCGATCTGCAACACGGCGTGGACGCAAGACGTGATCGACGCATACAAAGCCTCGCTGCCGAAAGTAGAAGATGAACCTGCTTAAAAGCAAAACAGTCTGGTATGCGATCATCATCGCAGTCTTGTCCATCGTGCAAGGCTATATCAACCTGCTGCCGATGACGCCGGTAGCACAGATGTTCATTGGGATAGTGATTTCGGTGGGCATCGTTATTTTGCGTCTTTTAACCACTCAACCGATCTCGGAGAAATAATGAAACTTGATCTTGAAGCCAATGAAGTGCAATTCATCCTCAACATGCTTGGCGAACTTCCATCGAAGTCAGGATGCTTTCCGCTTATCGTGAAAATCCAAAGCCAAGCACAGCCGCAAGTCGAGCCGCCTAAAGAAGAAGAAGCAGCCTAAAGGATGGAAATGATGGCATCTCTGACCGAAGTAGAAGGCCGTGTAAATACGCACGAGGCGGTGTGTCAGCTTCGGTATGAAAGCATCAACGCTCGTTTAAAGCGCATTGAAGCAATTGGCTTGACTGCGGCAGGTGCCATCATTATGTTGTTGCTGCATCTTGTGACAAAGGCTGGATGATGGATACCTTTGATATGCTGGTCAAGGCTTGGCCTATTCTCCTTGCTTTAATCACGCTAATCATTGTGTTATCCAAGATCGACCTGCGTGTAGCGGTGTTAGAGGAAAAGGTTAAAACGCTATTTGAACTCTGGAACAAAAGGAATGAAAAATAATGTTTCCCCTCGGCGCTATCCTCGATATTGGTTCCAAACTGGTCGATAAGTTCTTCCCCGATCCGGCGCAAGCTGAACAGGCCAAACTCAAGTTACTGGAGATGCAGCAGAATGGCGAGCTGGCGCAGCTCGCGGCGGCAACGGATCTGGCGAAATTGCAGATCCAGACCAATCTAGAAGAAGCAAAAAGCACTAACTGGTTTGTGGCCGGTTGGCGCCCATTTGTCGGCTGGATCTGCGGCGTTGGCCTGGCTTATGTGGCGATCTTTGAACCAGTAGCGCGGTTTGTCGCAAAGGTGCATTTCGGCTATGCCGGCGACTTTCCGGTCATCAACACGGATTTGACCATGCAGGTATTGATGGGCGTGCTTGGGCTTGGGGCCATGCGTTCGGTTGAAAAAGTCAAAGGTGGAGAGGGCAGCAGATGATTAGTAATTTCCCCGCGGCGCTGGCATTGGTGTTGAAGTCAGAAGGCGGCTTCGTCAATCATCCGTCAGACCCCGGCGGCATGACCAACCTCGGCGTGACGCGCAACGTCTGGCGCGACTGGGTTAACCGAGATGTTGACGAGGCCGAGATGCGCGCTCTCACGCCCGAGCTAGTGACGCCGCTATACAAACAGAGATATTGGGATGCCTGCAAATGCGACGATCTGCCCCGAGGCGTCGATTACGCGGTGTTTGACTCTGCCGTGAACATGGGGCCAGGACGCGCCGCAAAGCTGTTGCAAGCGGCGCTAGGTGTGACGGCTGATGGTGCTATCGGCAGGGCCACGATCGCTGCTGCGACCGCTGCCGATCCGGTGGAATTGTTGGAAGCCTTCAGCTTGGGCAAAGAGGCGTTTTACCAATCGTTGCCGACGTTTGCGACGTTTGGCAAGGGCTGGCTAAATCGTGTGGCGCACGTCCAGGATGCGGCAGAGCAGATGATGAGCTAGGTTCAGGTTCCGCAACTGTTAAGGATTCCTTAATAACTGGTTCCGCAAGCGCAACTCTAAGGATACCTGCGGCGAATGCACAATCGCGGTCATCATTGTTTAGCAAGTCCAATGCCGCAAGCGCGGCCTCTCTCAGTTTGTCGCTCATATCGTATCTCCGCGTTTATGGGCTTTCCATACTTCAATGGCTTCTTTTAGCTGCTCACACTGCTCTAATCGAATATCGTCCATAATACCAAGTCCAATAATTTCGCTATTCATATTACGCATAGTCATAGCCATAAGCTCATCGTGTTTTGTTTGTAATGCGTTCAATACTACATCGTATGTTTCAGTCATCATTCACCCTCTCATTTTTCAATAAATTTATAATCGTGGAATACTGCGCCAAGCTCTACGCTGCCCACCTTGCATGATTTAACCCACACGTTTTTACCATTACGCAAATGTCTTAAATGACCGCGACGGTCATGCAATCGCGGTGATGCGTGTGTGCCGCCTTTACTTTCTTTTTTATTTGATTTTGCACCAATCAAAACGGTGCGCCAATCGTACGTCGGCATTTTTCCTTGCGCTATTTTTCGTCGATTTGTAAACGTGTTCTTGATTTCTGGTTTATATGTTTCGCACTCATTTTCAAGTGCGCGATACCAACATCCGACCATAGCCAACATTAATTCAGCCACTTCTTTTGCAATTGTTTCTTTATTGTCAAGGCCGCCATATCTAATTTGATCTGCATCTATTAAATAAATCATGTAAGGCATACGAATTGGCTTTTTACCTACAGGCCCTTTCCACATTGATACAATAATGCCTTCTTCTGGATCGGTTCCGGCAACGATCATCATCACTTCGTAATCAAAATGATTTCTTGTCGGCCCTTTCCATACAACCACATTTTTTTCAAAAGGCGGTCGATACGTCATTAATGGCTCAAGGTCTGCCTTCGCATCTTTTTGCCATGATTTTGATATATCAAACCATTGCAAATCAACGGGATCAACGCCGCCCTCAAACATCAATTGCATCGTTGATTTAATTAAAGGCGTCATTATTTAGCCTTCGATACCTCTCCGCGTCCTCCCGCAGCGCCACAATTATTTCAATGTAGTCACCCTTCATTCCGTCAAGGGCTTGCTCAACTGCATAGCAAAACTTGCGCTTGTCGTTCAGTTCTTCTTTTGTTTCGGCAAGTTCAGCGGCAGTCGTAAACTGGTCAACATTGCATAACCGCAATTGCTCTTTTACTTCTGCAAGTTCGCGCTCAAGGTCAGTAATTCGCTCAAGCGCGTTGCGACCCAACTGCGCCAGCCCTTGCACACCGGGCTGATCTTTAAGCACAGACAGCGGGTATGTCACTGTGTCGGTCATTTCATCACCTCAATGCCATAAATCAGAATCAGCGCAAAGATAATCATCAGGCCGGTTACGCCAGCATCGAAAAAACCCTCACGATAGCAATGCTTACAATGCGGCGTAACAATTCGCCAATTCTTCTTTTCATTCTTGTATGCGTGATCCCAATCCATAGCCATCAAAAAATCCTCCGCTCTTTCACTGCGATAAAAGATACGCTCTTACGCTCAAGGCAGCTTTTGCACTTCCATATTCGACGGGTGCCTTTGGTAATCTTGACCAGCTTGTAGCCGGCCTCTCGGCGGCAGGACTGGCACACCGGGGCGATCATTTACGCACCTGCTTGATGGCTGGCACTCCCTGCACCTGCTGTTTGTAACGCCGGATCGTGGCGCCCACATCGGTTTTTGCCACATTGGTTGGAATAAATGGGAACTCAATAATGTAGATTTTGCGCTCGCGTAAATAGGCTATGGCGGCTTGCAGTTTGTCGTTCATGGCTATTTCCTCTGGTTCCAGCGTTGAATAGCAACCTCAAGCGGTTGATCGGTATCGTGGTGCGGTCCGATCATCTGGCATTCATCGCATGTAATCGCAATCACATTGGGTTTAACCTCGTCAACAACCACGTCATCATTCCTGCAAAACGGACAAGGCAGGATGACGATCTGGCGTTTCTGGCGCTGCTCTCTGGCAGTTTCCCAGCGGTCGAGATCCTGGCTAAATTGGCGCTCAAGCTGATCAAAGGCGTTTCTGCTCATTTTGATTTCCTTTTTGGGCGACTGCAAATAATGACATTGGCTTTTTCCCACGGCAGATCGTCGACCAGATCCTTGAAATGGTCAACCGGCGCGGCTGGCGTAATGTCGCAGTCAAACTCGGTTTTAATGCTAGTCAGAGCAAAATCACCGAGCAGTGACTTGTCAACCAGGTTGGTTATGTCTTGGCTGGTGTAGGTCGGCTGCTGGAACTCGACGTTGGTCAGCTTATTACGGTAGGTCAACAGATTATTACTGGTCGCGTCCATCAACTCGGCGAATCTACCCAACAGCGTTGGTATGTGGCGGTGCTCTCCGCAGCCGGCACGTTGCGCTGATACGTCCATATCAGGTTTGCCCTGCGCGCAACTCCAGCGGGCCTCTCCGTCGGTCTCAGGCGTGCTTTGGGCGCAGGTTCTGCAGCTCACCGCGGGCGCTTCCGTTTCGTAGCATTGCGATTTAAACCGGCAGAACTTGCAGGTAAAGTTTGTCGCATCTTCGGCCAGCGTCACCGCAGGTTCCGGCGACGTGATGATGCGCTCGGCGCGTTGGATCGCCTGATTAAACGCATCCTTGTCAAATTCAATGCGCTCGGTGTGAATGTCGTCGGTATCCTTGTTGACCATCATATACATGGCTCGCGTCAGGCCAGCCCAGCCCATGTATACTTGCATCTGCACCCAGTGTTGCGGCTTGGCCTCCTTTACTCCTTTTTTTGTCATCACGGCAAAACTCTTGGCGTTTGCGGTCTTAAATTCGAGCAAATGCGGCGTTTTAGGCGCTTCCGGCAAGCCCAGGGCAACACCGTCAAGACTGCCTGCAAAATGCCCACCAACGGCTTTATAACGCCACTGGTTGCCTTCTGCGTCCTTATCCCACACCTCAACACCTATGGCACGCAGATCCGCGATCAAGCGCGGTTCCTGGTGGTTGCCGCTGTCAAATAACCTGAGCATCCGGCCGTCGAAGTCTGCCGGCTTTGCCCAGCGGAATGACAGCCAAAGGTAGCGGTCGCATTCGTGGCCGATCTCGCTGGCACCAAGATGCGAGCGCCCCTGCCGGTCGGCGCTGGTTTCGTAGTGCCGGAATATTGCGGTTCTGGTGCTGTTCTGTGGCTCTGGTATCTCTGCCATACATCCTCCGATGACGCCGGGGCGTTGCCGCCCCAGCGGGTTAATTACTTTTTAGACCAGGGCGCTGCCGGTGCCACTTTGCCAGTCGCAAAGCCTGCGGGTGCTGCCGATTTAGCTGCTGCCGGTTTCGGCGCCGGTGCGCCTGTGGCCGTTGAGTAGCCCTTAATGCGGTTTGTCATCTGGCCTGACACGGGATTATTTTCCTGCACCACATCCACCGTCAGGGGGATATTGTGCAATTCCTCGCTGTCGCCGGGTTCGAGCACGCCGACACAGTGACAGATGGCGCTCAACTCGCGCTCTGCGATCTGGACCGCGGTCGCGTTGGGGTTGACCAGGTTGAGGCGGGTCCAGAGTTTCCGGCCGCTGTGCTTGGTGTCGCCGATCACTTCCATGGTCAACATCAAATACTCGCCTGTCCCGGCTTTAGTGTCTTTCATTTCGCTGTCTGTGATGATCACCTCGTAGCGGCCGGCGGGGAGTGCGTCAAAACTCTGTTGCGGTTCGATGTTTGCGGCGTTGAAATTATTAAGTGAGGCCATGATTATTTTCCTTTTGATGGTTTGATTGTTTCGGTTGTGGTCGTCATTGCGTCTGCCAAAGCTGACCAGTCCAACGGCAGTGAATCGGGTAATGAGTATCTGTTTTTGGCAAGGTAGGCCGGTTTCTCACTGGTATATAACAGGCGCTCGCCGGTGCTGATGCCGCGGCTTACTTTGTTGTTGAAGCCCACATCGCTAGATTTCACGATCGTCTTGTAATTGGCAAACCCAACCACATCGCACCATTCCTGCACGAGTGCGCTGCTGCGGGCTTGCAGCTTAGGCTGGTATCTTTCATAAGGCTCAACTTCTGGCGAGTCAAACCGCTTGATCTCACAGTGGGCGAGCAGGATGCTGGCCATGCCTTTGCTACGCAGGGCGGTCAGATCGTCTAACACTTTGCGCCAGAGATCCGCGGCGATCACCGCCCCTTTGCCATAGGCCAGATCTTTCGCTTCATACTGGCCGTTGATCTGTTCCCAGATCAAGTTATCCAGCCAATCCAAACTGTCGATGACGACGGTCTGGAAATCGTGCTCGCCTTGCAGTGATTTGAGTGCATCCTGCACGTCTGCGAACTTGGTCGCCAGCGGGAAATGATCCGCTTCGAGGCGCCCGAGGCCGTCCTCTGTCAGGATGAATATCGGGTTTGGTGCGCTGGCGCCGAACGTCGTTTTGCCGAGGCCATGCGGTCCATACACCATAATGCGGGGCGGCTGGATTGCCGTGTTGCGGCTTACTGATTGCAGGTTAATTGCCATGATTCCTCCGTTAATTTAATGAGAACAGTAAAACAACAAAAATCCATAATGATGCGAAAGTCACTAACCCTAAAACACAATCAAGAATAATCTGTTTCATATTTGCCCCCGATCATCACAAATGTCTTGCGCCATTTCTTCGACGCAATCCGAATCTTCCAAATGCTTTTTAAGCATTGCCTGCACTTGGTCGTAAAGGCGCTCAATGCGGGCTTCAAGGGCGGGCTTGTTTGTGCCGAGGGCGGCGACAACGAGCTCGTATGCAAAGCTGCTGTCCAATTCCTCAGTGACAAATTCATACAGATCAACTTCGGTGCGGCCGAGCTGCGGGAATTTGCCGGTGTCGAGAATTTCATCAACGATCACATCCAATGCTTCGGCGCGGTTGTCGTCTGTGATTTCGCAGGCTTGACGATTAAGAGGATAACAACGCTTGCAATCTTCTGCACCGCACATACAGCGTTCGGCGCTCATGCTGCCACCGCCAGTTCGACTTTTTGCACAGAGAATTGCGCGGTGAATTTTGACACTGCAATGTCCCGTTGGGCGGGTGTCAGGATCAATTGATCTTTGCTTGCATTACCCCAGTTGTCGATTTTGTTTGCAGCAATCAAAAACCACGCAGACGATCCGCGCTCGATCGTGTAAGTGTTAACGATGCGGCTATATTTGTAAGACGACGGAACGTTACCGCCTGACATGCCAGATGCTTTTGCACCGTTGCGGTCTTTTTTGGCAATGTCGAATTTTTCAAGCTGCAATTCGCTTGATTCGGCGAGATCGAAAATGTGTTTGTGAAAAGCCGTGTGCGACCACGACTTGCCGTTGATCTCGCCTAGCAAGATGTTGATGGCGCGGCGGTTTGCTTCTGTGATTTTGATTCTCATTTTCATTCCTTTCGGTTGGTGGGTTGGGTGCGCCCCCGAAGGGGCGAGGAGTTTTTACAGTGAGAAGCCAGCGGTGCGAAGAATCTCGCGGCGCAGCCACACGCTCTTGGCATCAGCGGCGTTACGCAACGCTCGCACTTGCGCCATGTCTTGTTCAAATTTTTCTGATTGTCCGAGCATGATCCATGCTGTCAATGCTGACTTTGCAAACGCTTCGATTTGGTCAGCGATCGTGGTCAATTCTGATTTTTTTACTGAGTAGAGCTTCATTTTTATTTCCTTTCGGTTGGTCGGTTGGTTGCTGCGATGTGTGAATAATATAGACCTGTTTACAGCCTGTCAACAATATTTCGCAATTATTTTTATTTAGTGTAATATTGCCAGACCGTAAACTAACGAGGATTGCCATGTATCTCACAGTCACAGACGCCGCCAAGCGGCTAAAAGTCAGCCGACAATGGACTACAACGCTGATAAATCAAGGAAAAATAGCCACAACCATCCTCGCCGGTCGGCGGGTGGTCATCGCTGACAAGACATTCCAGGCGATGGAAAAAGGGCGCCGGAAGGCGGGGAAATGAATTATTTGTCAGTTTGTAGTGGAATTGAGGCGGCCACAGTGGGCTGGCATTCTTTAGGCTGGAAACCTGTTGCCTTTTCTGAGATTGAAAAATTCCCATGTTCTGCATTGGCGCACCATTATCATGATGTGCCTAACTGGGGAGATATGACTAAATTTAAGGAGTGGCCAAATGCTTGTGTATGCAGGGAATTGGGACACGCCGAAAAAGGGGAGAGCGGAACGAGTTCATCGATGGAAGTTGCTAGACGACGCAATTCCAACGCTAACCAGAACGGCAGGAAGCGGATCGACGAACGACGCAGTATTGGTGGTTTATGCGGAACAGTTAAAGGAGTTTGCAATGAATGCGGAGGCACAATTGTCGATGTTCTCGTCGGAGGAACCCCCTGCCAATCTTTCAGTGTCGCAGGACTCAGAAAAGGATTGGCAGACCCGCGTGGCAACCTCATGCTTACGTATCTTGCCATTGCTGCAAAGTATAGCCCCGAGTGGTTGGTTTGGGAAAACGTGCCCGGCGTCTTGTCCAGTAACGGAGGACGAGATTTTGCCAGCCTCCTTCGAGGGATGGGGCAACTCGGGTATGGGTTCGCCTACCGAATTCTTGACGCTCAACACTTTGGAGTTCCCCAGCGACGCCGTCGCGTGTTCGTTGTCGGATGTCTTGGAGGTTGGCAACGTGCCGCAGCGGTTCTTTTTGAGCGCCACAGCTTGCAAAGGCATACTGCGCCGCGCAGAGAAGCGGGGGAAAAAATTGCCGGAACAATTGCAAGCCTCTTTGGAACAGGTGGCGCAGACTACGATACAAAAGAACTGATCGGAGGGATTGATTACGAGAACAACGGTCATGGCCCTACTGGCCCTACTGACCCTTTGCTGAAAGGTTCGCCGACCGGTGGCGGCAGACCGTTACCTGCTATTGTTCAAGCTCACCGTCAGGTTGCGTTTGGCGAATACGTTAACGATGACACGGCTTCGGCGATGAAGATGCGTGATTACAAAGATGCAACTGATCTTGTGACGCACTCCCTTCGCGGTGAAGGCTTTGACGCCAGCGAGGACGGAACGGGGAGAGGGACGCCGTTGGTGCCGGTGGCGTATTCAATCCTCGGCAACGCCATTGGTCGCCAGGACCATAACGGCCCGAACGGGCATTGTATTTCGGAAGAAGTAGCACCGACTCTGGACAAAACTGCGGTGCATGGCGTGGCAACTACTTTTAGGGCAAAGGCATCTTTTGATCTTGGGGTTGGGATTGATGTTAGCGGCACGTTAGAGGCCATTAATCCGACTGCCGTGGTTGCTGCTTTTAAGGGTAATCAAGGCAGTGCGGCTGGCAGCATTGGTTACAGCGAGCACGTTGCTCCTACATTATCAAATAACACACCAACCCTAATGCAGACAATGCAAGTGCGCCGCCTTACTCCTCGCGAGTGTGAACGCTTGCAAGGGTTCCCTGATGATTACACTTTAGTGCCGCACAACGGAAAAATAGCCGCTGATGGGCCGCGCTACAAGGCACTTGGCAACAGCATGGCGGTGCCAGTAATGGCATGGATCGGTAAACGAATTCAACAAGTGGAGGAAATAACATGCACCACAAAGCGAAAATACCATTCAGCATAGTGCAGGAAGCTAGGCACCAGCGGCAGCGGTTCGGCAGGGCATACTCGGTCATCGCGGCGTTTTACGATGTGTCAATGTGGACCGTTCGAGACTGGTGCGAGTATCGGACGAGGGTGGCGAGATGAACGTCAAAAACGCCATCAGACCTGAAAACATGGTCTGCCCAAGCTGCGGCTGCAAGAACTTCCAGACGGTCGAACGGGCGGCTGGGCAGTCGTTTGTCTGCAAGGACTGTCGCAAGACTTACAAGCGAAAATCAACTAGTGGATCCGGCGTTATTGCGGGGCCGGTTTATTATCGGACTCAAGAGCTATGAACCGAGGGGATAGCATGACAGACACAGAGAAAGGCGCTGCAAAAGCCAGCGTCAAGAACAGCGAATTCCTGCAACTGCTCTATGCCGGTATTCCAGAGAAGTCTAGCCTGTGGGTTACCTCGTTCTACGGCAATCCTGATTTGACGGACAGCGGCAACTGGTTTGGGCGCCCATATCGCCCCGACAAGCACGCGCTGGTCGACTCAATGGTCACCGTAAATTCCTATTTCTCGGTGGCCGCACTCTCGCCGACCGCAGACGGGGAAGTGCGGCGCCGGAAGGCGAACTTTGAACAGATACTGGTCCTGGTCGCCGACGATGCGCTGATCGACGACATAAAAGGCACTGTGTCGTATGTGCTCAACACGTCACCCGGCAAAGCGCAGATCGGCATCTTTATCGACAAGGATGATCCTGACGCTAAAAACCGCAATCTGGTCGACTCGATCGTCACGCGCATGGCCGAGAACGGTTTGCTGCGAGCTGACGCCAGCGGGAACAACAGTGTGCGTTATGTGCGCCTGCCGGTAGGTCAGAATCAGAAACCGCGGGAAACGGGGCCGTGGGATCACCAGCTTGCAGTCTGGAACGCCGACTGCGTGCTCTCACTGGCCGATGCCGCGGCAGTATTCGGGATTGATGTGGACGAGCTGCGGAAGATCAAAGAGGCGGCGCCGGCCGACAGCAAAAGCTCAATCTACGATGGCCAGGCCGATCTGCTGCGTCTGACGGCCAGCAATATCGTGCGCGGCGAGCGGTTGCACGAATCTATCAACGAGATGGCGTTTAGCCTGGTTGCCTGCGGCACACACCCCGGCACCGTGGTGAGCACGCTGCGCGGGTTGATGGAATCGTCACTGGTGGCGAAGGATGAACGCTGGAAAGCACGATACGACGATATCCCGCGCTCGGTGACGACGGCGGTGGAGAAACTGAAGGATGATAAAACGCTGGAAGTCACGCCGCAAAATCACCCGTTTGCAAATTTCTTGCCCTATGCGCTGGGCGATTTAGAACCCGACGAATTTATATTCGACGACATTCTGATCGCTGGCGTAACCCTGCTGGCCGGGTTCACAGGTATCGGCAAGACCACCGCGCTGGTGCCGTTGATGACTAAGGCGGCGCATTTGTGCGCGGCCGACGACGGGCTAAAGCCACTGCTACGCCGCAAGGTGATTTATGTGTCAGAAGATCCTAAGCAGGTCGTGCGGGTTCTAACCTCGATGCGGGTGGCCGGTGAGCTAACAGCCAGCGACGCAGAAATCAGCGAATGGTTCAAGATCGTGCCTGCCAAACGCATGGATGCGGCGTCCATCGTAAAAGTGCGGGAAATCTACGAAGCGATGGTCTATCGTAATAACTCCGCAAAATCGGGGTTTTTTTACGATGCGCTGCCGATCGTGGTGCTGGATACCAGTAATGCGACCATTGAGCTGGAAAATGAATCTGACAACTCAGAAGTCGGGAAAGCGGTTTCAACACTCAAAAGCGAGCTGGGTGGGATCCCGCTTATTATTGTGGCGCATTTAGCCAAGACGCTTAAAAAGGCCGATATCAGCGACATGACCAGCCGCGGTGCCGGTGCTTGGGAAGGCGACGTTAATCAAGTGCTCTACATGACAAAAGAGGATGACGGCGCCCGGTGGCTGGACGTTGCCCAGGCCAAGCACCGGTTTGTTACCAAAGCCGACGGCATTGTGTTTCGCGCAGTCGCATCAGAAATAAAGGGTCGGGATGTGCTCGGAAACGAAAAAGACCTGTTTTTGATGCACTGTCGGCCGGAAATGGTGCAGAAGGGCGGTCGGGAGGCTATGCAGGAACAGTCAAAACAGGCCGCTGCGCGTAATAAAGAGATCGCCGAGCAGATGGTTAAGGTCAGCAGGAAAAAGCGCGTGACGGCCATTCTGGACGCGCTGGCGGTCGGGGAATACAAAACCAAGAGCGAGCTGTCAAAAGACATGGGCGGCAGAAAGGATAATAACCTTGAGCTGATCGACCAGATGGTCAGCGATGGCTTAATCGAGCAGTTTGTGCCTGCCGCCAAGCGCGATAAGAATCATAATAACGGCTATCGGCTGACCAAGAACGGGGCGCAGGAATACGGTAATTTAAGTAATGGCGTTTAGGGAACCGCATGTAACCGAGTGCCTATTTTTTAAGCAGTTGTATGCGGTTCCCGTACATGCGGTTTCCCTTAAGGGTAAAAACCTCGGGAACCGCATCTTTGTTGATGCAGTTCCCAATTCACCCGATGTTCTGGGAACCACATGAAACCGCATGAAACCGCATGAACACTTTTAGGGGTAAGACATGACACCAACCCAACGCAGTCTGGCCGCTCTCCGCGAACTCGGTTATCTGGTCGAAGTCGTCGAAAAATGGAATTCGTTTACCCGAACGCGTAAGGATCTTTGGGGCTGGGCCGATCTGCTGGCCATCCGGCGCGGCGAGGTGCTCGCGGTCCAAGTCACCAGCGAGGGCGTGGCCAACAGGGTCAAAAAGGTTACGGACTCGGAAACCATCGCCCGGGTGCGCGAGGCTGGGGTTCGGGTCGAGGTTCACGGTTGGCGTAAGAACGTAAAAGGGCGCTACGTGCAGCGAATTGTCGATTTATCCTAAATTTTTGACTTGCACGCGAAATTATTGTGCACTAAACTGGCTGGGCGCTGATCTCCTCCGTGAAGCGCATCCCTACCCGCTAAACGGCGACTTGAGCGATGCGGGCGCTCACCCGGCGGTCGCCGTTGCCTATCTGAAAGGGCGCTTGTGGACTATCAGAAGAACGCCGCGCTGTTTGTGTCTGTGCTGTTTCATAGCGGCACGAACGCTCATTTCATGCACTTGCAGACAAAAAGTTACAGCGAGCACAAGGCGCTTCAGAAATACTACGAAGGCATCATCGACATCGTTGATCGCTGGGCCGAGGCGTTTCAGGGTTGTTATTCAGTGATCGAAACGTATCCGGCCGATTTTCATATTGCCAAATTGCCGCTGAAATATCTGGAACAGATTAAAGATTTTGTGGACTCGATCCGCAAGGTGTTACCGGACGAAACGCAACTGCAAAACATTATTGACGAGGCGTGCGAGCTGATTGACTCAACGATCTACAAGCTGAAGGTGCTGAAATAATGGCCGACATTGAGAAACTGGTGGCCGCATTGATGGCATCAGAAAATCAAGATCGCGCAATGAAAATGCGAATTCAAGGCGGCGGTGGATATGACAATTCTCGCGGCGCCAGTCTGCTAAGTGGCGGCGGCCGGGCAACGCTTGATATTCCAGTTTCTGATCGGTTGACGGTATCGCCGTGGTTTGGCGGCGGTGGGGCGACAGGCAAAGTGCCCACACCGCAAGGCGACTTCAAGATCAACAAATTCGATCCGCAGTTTGGGGTCGGATTAAATTATAAGTTTGATTGATATGCCTTCCGGCTCACCAGCTCAAGCCCGCCTGATGGCCGCGGCCGCGCACGATCCGAAGTTTGCTAAGAAGGTCGGCGTGCCGGTTTCTGTGGCGCGAGACTTTAACCAGGCGGATAAGGGTAAGAAGCTGGCCGAGGCTATGAAGCGGATGCCCGAAAAGAAAAATGGCTAACGCAGGACAATTTAAAAAAGGCGACAAAAGGCCAGGGGCGGGCCGGCCTAAAGGGTTGCAGAACAAAGCAACCATAGTCGCCAAAGAAGCGATTGCTCGTTTTGTCGACGGCAACGCCGACCGGCTGCAAGAGTGGCTGGATCAGATCGCAGTGCAGGACGGGCCGCAGGCGGCTTTTAAATGCTTTTCAGATCTGCTTGAATACCATGTGCCCAAACTGTCACGCGCAGAGGTCAGCGGGCCTGATGGCGGGCCGCAGGTCGTCGAAGCCACTTGGCGGCTGGCCGAGTGAATATCGTTAAAGTCGAGATCCCATACGCGCCCAGACGGGCGTTTATGCCTTTCCACAACCGAACGCATCGCTGGGCCTGCCTGGTCGCGCACCGGCGAGCAGGTAAGACCGTTGCCGCTATCAACGACATGATTCGCGCTGCTTTCACCAGCAAGGACTCGATGCCGCTTTATGGTTACGTGGCGCCGTATCGCAGCCAAGCTAAATCGGTGGTTTGGGATTATCTCAAGCACTACAGCCGGCCGATCAGCAAGGATGCCAACGAAGCAGAATTAACGGTCACGCTGCTGAATAACAGCAAGATCCGACTATTCGGCGCTGACAACGCAGATGCGATGCGCGGGCTGGGTTTCTCTGGCGTTTACTTGGATGAATTCGGCGACTTTAAGCCGAGCGTATGGGGTAACGTGGTCCGGCCGGCGCTCAGTGACAAGCAGGGCTGGTGCGTGTTTGGCGGCACGCCGAAGGGCAAAAA